CAGGCGTAACACCTGCTTCAACAAACATTTGGGTTTTAGATTCAGCATCCAACGAAGCTGTAAATACAGACAATACAGACTCAAAAGCTGAATCTTCCAAACCATTAGTGGCTTGCAGGATTTCTTCAGATTTACTCGTCCCGATGGCTGCTTCCACTTTAGCTTTACGTGCTGCCAACTTCTCTTCTTTTGCTTTTGCGATCAGGTCAGTCTTAGCTTTCTCAATCTCAGCAAGAGTAGTTTGCATCGCAACAAACTTGTCCGACAGTTCTGCAAATGCAGCTTCTTTCTCAGTCAGTGCTTCAGTAGCGGTAGCAAGCTTCGCCATCAGTTCTGCTGATTTATCATCGGCAGCATTAGGCTGCTCGTCTTTTGTAGTCATCGCTACTTTTCCTTCTTCAGGTTGTACAGCTTCTGCTGTTTTAAAAAATCGTTTAAGCTCATTTAGCATGGGTTTTTCCTTTAGGTTCTGCAAGATATGCTGCGAATTGTTTGTGATCCATAACTTTATTTGCAAGACCTACTTCCACAGCTTTCTCAGCGTGAAACATCTTGGCATCCATAGCAAGAATATCTTCAGTTTTCAATCCAGTGTATTTACTGACGTGTGTGGCGAACTGGTTTCCAAGTCTTGTAACGTCTTCCTGTACGCTAGCCAAGAATCCTTCAGAGAAAGAACCATCTTCTTGAAATGGTGTTTTACCCGGAGTGGACGAAACATATATAGGTTTTACACCCGCGCTTGCCATAGCTTTACTTGTATCGTATAGACATGAAACGCAACCAACACTACCCGTAGAGGCGCTAGGGTGAATAATCACCTCATCTGCAATAACACTCAGCGCAAGAGCGGCAGACGCAGCGTACTCGTCAACATAGGAAATCAGATTAATTCCGGCTTCGTCTACCATCGAACGAAGTTCGTCACAAGTAGTGAAACAGTGTGCAGCTTGACCACCGGGAGAGGAGAAAGTCATAAGAATAGTGTCAACACCCATCTCAATCAATTCTTCAGCTTGTTCTAGAATGCCTTGATAACTTGTGCCTGTAGCTTCTCCACATAGTCCTTCTACGGGGAGGTAGGAAATAGCTCCATCAATTTTGATTTCACCAATCCCACCTACTTTTTCTGGTTTCTTTTTGGAGTCTACTGATTTAGCTTCAGGCACAAAAGAGAATGATATTGAATTTCGTTCTTGCAGATAGTCTACAATAGGTTTAAAAGCTTCGGCTGTAATTAGTTGTGGGGAGTTGTATATACTGTTCAGAAGTCGATGTAGTTTATGTGTCATGCTTTGTTATCCTTGTTTTGCGCAGAGTTATCTTTGCCTCCCGGTTTTGTAGAAGTTCCGTCCCCGGTAACACCTACCGCCATACCTTCTCCAGCGCTTGTAGATTTACCGGCTAAAGTAGTTGAGAGGTTTTCCTTATCAATTTCTTCGTCTTCAGGCTTGACCTCAAAACCACCAACTTCGCGGATTTTATTCATAACACCTCGGTCCATTTCCAGACCTCCTACCGACATGACCCTTTGAATGTATTTCGAGAACTCTTCCAAACTAACTGAACTAACATCTTTAAATCCGATCTTAGGGAGTCTGTCTGCACTCCAACCATTAGCAGCCCACAGCTTAGGGACTAACTCAGTGTTGAGTGTGTTAGCAATCTCAGACAATCGATAAGCTACTTGCAGAGCTAACATATTCGTGTTAGAATCTTGCAAGGACAAAGAACCACCTTTTTCAGCACCCATTAGGATGGAATCACAACCGAGAACACTGAGAATATTAGCCTGTAGCATTTTGATGATTGTAGGAATATCATAAGCTTTGCCAGCTTTCTGTTCCAACAACTCAAAGTGAAATACGTCTTCGTTTGTGTTAGGGTCAATAAGTTTTGGGAAGACTACAGCGGATTGCTCCCCTTTGACAATATTCTCCACCATCGTCTTGACTCCTGCGTAAACAGCCGCGTCTTCAGCAGACGCATCAGGATTCATGTATTTTGGATGAAGTTGAGCGTAAGGGATAGCTGAGGAATCTTTTGAAATCCCCACCATCATGTTGTCTGTAATGAGAGATAGTTGCTTGTAGGCTAGGTAAGCGCTGCGCAGGATTGACACACCTTCTGGGTTGTCATCTACTGGGTCTGAGCGAAACAATAGAAATTTATCTCGGGGAATAACGATCAATCCATTCTCATCCAAGAGGCTTTGAAACTTAGCATTGTTAGGTAAATTGTTCAAGCTCTGCGAAATACTTTCCAGCTTTCTGCCGTCTTCACTAAAATTCCACCTGCTGATACTATTCTGAGGACGGTTGCGCAAGCCTGCTAAACCGACCAGACCATCATTATATTTGCTTCCGTTTCGTGATAACCTGCGCCTGTACACAATCTCGCTTACTTGATGACCGTACTCTTTGTAGGTCGAGATGGCTTGCATAGTGGCCTGCCAAGAATTATCCATGTCATGGAGCACACTAAGCAAGTAATCCCTTCGAGATTTATCTAAGGCCGTCTCCCCCACAACAGGCAGAACAGTTACTTCTGCGCGGTTCATGAGGATATTAATTGCTGAAAGACCAATGCTAACAGGCGGAGAGTATTTCATCTCTGCCACAACTTTAAGCATCTGAGGGTAACGGAACTGGAGATTAGCTTCTTCTACAATCTTCCCTGTGGAAGTCATTTTTATTGCAGAAAAACCTGTTTCTTTGAGAGAGATTCGTGGTATAGTAACACCTGAATCAGATTGAAGCGCGGAGTTTTCGCCTTGCGGCGTAGTTGAATCAGCCATAGGCATTAGTTCTCCTTTTAATTAAGCGTGATTATACCACAGGGTTGTGGTTCTGTCAAGTGGTATTTTGTAGTTATTTTAAATTGTAGGGATAGGGGAGGCTTGTGTGAAGGATGGCAGGGAGAATGTAGGTATTGTCACGTTCTTAGCTAAAGCTGCGAAAGCATCCGCGCAACTGTCTACCTGATCGTCCTTCTGGATTTTCTGTATTTTCATATCTGATGAAAACGCCTCTAATTCAGCAAAGAATCTCTCGTTCCATTCCCCACGTACAATTTTTATTGCCCCGGATTCCGCCATTGAGCAAAAAGGTAAGAATCGTATAAGCTTAGCTTTACCTGCTGTTGTCGGTGCGGTTCTTGTTGGAATGCCATTCTCGGCCAGCATCGTCCTATAGAAGTAAGCTGCTGTCTTGCCTCCTGCTCCCGGATCAACAGGTATCACAACCGTGCAATCCTCTCCGTCTTCGTGTGCAGTTTTCGTGACAAGCTTCAGAACTTTGTCAGTTGTTGTTTGGACTCTAACAACGTCTTCGACATAATATGTACCAAACTTATCTCTACTCATTTTAGTGCCGCATGACCAGTCCGGGTTGTTCGTCTTGGTCTTCTCCTCAGATGCCCAGTCCCATGCCCTGCATCTACCAGTAACCTGCGGGGGAGCTATATCGACAATCTCAACCCAATCACGATTGAAGAACATTGAACCCGTTTCACGGGCTGTCCAACTACCGTGGAGGTACTTTAGTTGATTCACATAAGGTTGAGAAAGAAGACTAGGCAAGTAACTGTTATTTTTTGGCGGCAACAGGTAAGGGTTGTCAAACACATTTGTTGGCACAAATCGAAAACTCTTAGGCATACAGAGACGAGTGCGTTCTTCCTTAGTGAATGCGTTCATTTGCGCTTCACTCATACGGTGGGCATATATTTGATTCTTTGGTTTACCGTATAACTCGTAGCATTCCTCTGGGGAATCTGCCCATTGAGCTTTATTATCTTCTACAACAAACCAACGAATTCTATTCTCTGTGCCGTCAATCGGAACTCCGGTATCAGGGTCTAAAGAGTAGTCAATCCAATTTTTTAAAAAACTGTTGATATCTGGATTTGCGGTTAATATGAGTTGTGGGTGAATCTTTGATCCAACTGTACGCAGACGGCTCTGCAAAAACAAAACTTGCTTCTCAGTCCACTTATCGGCGCACTCGTCTACACATATACGTGTTAATTGGCTACCCTGCCATGAACCTAGATCATCATCGCAAGAAATAGCGGAGAACGATATTGTAGCTCCGCTTGGGAATTCCCATAATTGTGCTTGTGTTTTATAAGGTATTTTAGTAAAATCAGAGTATACTTGCTTGGATTCGTCGATCAGCCCGCCCGGTCTCTTGAGTTCTGGGGCATAACGACGTAAAATAACACATCTGAAACTGTTATCTTTTATCCCGTCTAGATTTTTAGTCAAGCAAATTCGTGACTTTCCTCCACCTGCCGGTATCTTCAAGAGCGCTCGTTAGGCGCTCCCCGCTTTCGCTGCTCTACATCACTGTAGAAGTTGAGGTCATATCTTCTGGATTACTCCTGATTCCCGTTTCCTACCTACTTAGGCAGTACGCTATAATAGCTGACCGTCACACGTTCCCCATTTAAAGGGGCTTCGCTCGGTATTGTCTCTGAGAGAGTTTCACCGAATTAGAGAACTGTTTTTAACGTGGAGGCGCAAGTCTCACCACCACCCATTAAAATTACATCCGTGGTATTATCTTGCAGAATCAATTTTTGTTTTGAACTGCAAGGCCCATATGATTTAGATTGTTTTTTCAAATTCCACCCTATTTATCAGACCCGTGAGAGTCGGCATAACCTGCGCCTTGCTCGTTAAGCTCTTGAATCATTTGTTTTCTGTACTCACAAGCTAATTTAAAAGCTTCTTCGTACCCGTATTTGTTCGTGCTAAAATCTTTTGTTTTATTCTTGCCGTCTAAACTTTTCCAACAAGCTGCGAAAGTAGTATATTCTTTACCTCCGAGTATGTGAGTTTGTTTCTTCACTCCTGTCACACCTGATGTGTTATTAGATTGTTTAGTATGATTTCTAGCTTGTTGCGTGTCAAGTTCCCAGCGAATATTACCGTAGGTATACCAACCGTTGTTATCTATTCTGCCTACACTCCAACGTTGCCCGTCTTGGGGCTTATAGCCTATCTCTTCTAACCACTTAGGAAAACTTTCTACAAAATCAGGATGAACAGATATACCGCGTTTTGCATAATCTTCGTAACGTTTATTATTAGGA